CCTTGGGACGAAGCGCGAGATGCACGGAGCTACCCCGGCCCGTACCCGGTCGTCGCGCATCCGCCATGCGAGCGCTGGGGGCGCATGTGGTTCGGGTCGCCCCTAAAGCCCGACAAAAATAAATACCGGCTCGGTAATGATGGGGGCTGTTTTGCTGCGGCGCTTATGGCGGTGCGGTGTTGGGGTGGCGTTCTAGAGCATCCTGCAGACACCCACGCCTATGCCGCTTTCGGTTTGAAAAAGCCGCCACGTAAAGGTGGGTGGGTGCCCGTTGATGATTTTGGCGGGTGGGCGTGTTGTGTCGAGCAAGGGCACTACGGCCACTATGGACGCAAAATGACGTGGCTGTATGCGGTCGGCACGGATCGGCCCGAGCTTAAGTGGGGGTCGTCGGGGCAACGTTTGGACCCGGTTCTGCTTAAGACTCACGGGTATAAATATGCGCGTCGTTGTGGCATGACGGGTCGGATCGGCGGTAAAAATAAGAAGCGGGATCGGGCCAAAACACCCCCTGAGTTTCGGGAGCTTCTGTTGAAAATTGCAAGGTCTACGGATGGCGCGCAAGCTTCTCACTAACCGTCGCGCGGCTTGGGCCGCGGCTCGTAATCACGACGGCGTGATGCGGGGCAGGCGGCTGGCGTTGCCGGCGGGCGTGGCGCTGCGATACGCGGCGAAACTTGACGCGCTCGTGGTCGCCATGTGCGCCGACGTGTCCCGCCAGTTTGCCCGATTGCTCGCGCATCCCGACGTTGCGGCGCATTTCGGGCAGGCGATGGATATCAGCCCGGCGTCTCAAACCCGCATCCTGTCCCGCGCGTTGCGTGACAAATGGTCGCAGATATTTGGCGGCGACGCGTCGGACCTCGCGCAAACGATGCTCGGGCAGGCGGACCGGGCCAGCGCATCGGCCACGTACGAAAGCCTAAAAGAGCTTTCCGGCGGCCTGTCGCTCAAGACGGATTTTATCAAGGGTCGCATGCGCGAGATGCTTAAGGCGTCTATCAGCGAAAACGTGTCGTTGATTAAATCCATCCCCGCGGAGTACTTCGCCAAGATCGAAAGCAAGGTCATGCGCTCAATTACGAGCGGGCACGGCCTTGAAGACCTCGTGCCGTTCTTCGAACAGCAAGAGGGCATGACGGCCCGCCGTGCCAAGAACATCGCAATCGACCAAACGCACAAGGCGTACAACGGTTTTAACAAGGGCCGCATGCAGGCGGTCGGCGTCAAATCTTACGAGTGGGTGCATTCGGGCGGCGGCCTGCACCCGCGGCGCATGCACCAAGACATGAGCGGCAAAATTTACCGGTTCGACAAGCCGCCGATCATTGAGGAAAACGGGGAACGCGGCATCCCTGGTCAAGCGATCAACTGCCGGTGTACAATGGTCCCGGTAATTCAGTTTGAAGCGGGCGAGCCTAAATGAGCGACCAACCGCACGCAGCGACGTTAGGTGAGGCGGCGTTAAACCCGGACGGCAAAACCTACAACGGTGCAAAGGCGCTTAAGTGGCTTTTCGAGGCGGTAAATCCCGGCAAGACAATTTCCGAAACGGAAATAAATACCGTGTTCGACGCCGCCAAAGCGAAGGCCGCGGCCAAGCGGGGCGAGCCTAAATGACCGTGCGCATTCCTGATTTTAATGGGTGGTACGAAGTCCCGCGCAATCCAATTTCCCGCGTGGGCGTCTTCCCATACAGCGGCGCCCAAATTGGCAGGTTTACCAATACCGACCAACCGGCCGATCCCGGGCGGATTTATCGCGTCTATCGGCCCGAGCAAGAGCTTAGCGCGCCGGAGGCGATTGCGTCATTCCGTCTCATTCCGATTACGGTTGACCACCCCCCGGTGCTTTTGGGTGATACCGAGGGGCTTATGCCGGTCGAAAAGAAGGGCGCGCAAGGCACGATCGGGGAGCAAGTCGAGTACGACCCCGAAACGCGGACGCTTTACGCCAATTTGAAAATTTGGGGGCGCCAATTGGCCGCCCTAATCGACGCCGGGAAAAAGGAGCTTTCTTGCGGCTTCCGTTGCGTGTATGAATTAGCGAGCGGGACTTTTGAAGGGCAACCGTTCGATGCAATCCAACGTAACCCCCGGGGCAACCACATCGCGGACGTTGACAGCGGCCGTATGGGGCCCGGCGTCGCGGTGCTCGACTCCCTGTCATTCGCCTTCGATTCAAACGAGGTTCGACCAATGGTGACTCCCAAAAAGCTCCGCGCGCGGCTCATGAACGCGCTCAGTGTGACCGACCCGGCCAAATTGCAAGCCGCCATTGCGGCCAATCCCGCCGCGGTCACCGCCGCCATGGACGCCGAAGAGGCCGAAGCGGAAGGCGAGGGCAGTAAGGACCCCAAGGTTTCCGACCTCATGGGCATGCTTCCGGTGCTGACCAAGCTGGCCGAAGCAATCAAGGGCTTGTCGGGCGAGCCGGACGGTGACGAAGTCATACCCCCCGCCGGTGACGAAGATATGGAGCCGGTCCTCGACGCGGAAGGCAAGGCCGTCATGGACGCGTTCGGCAAACCGCAGATGAAAAAGAAGGGCGTTGTCCCTGCTGCCGCCGCTGCAGCCCCCGCCGTCGACGCCAAGTGCCTGAGCGGCATGGACGCCCGGCTTAAGGCCGCGGAGGCCACAATTGCCAATTTTTCCAAGGCGCCGAAGGCCCTGGATGCGAAAGCCCTTCTGGCCGAAGTTGCCGCGCGCGATGCGCTCGCCGGCAAACTGTCTGGTTTCGTTGGGGCTTTCGACGCCGCCCAAATGACCACCGCGGAAGTCGCCGCATACGGCGTTAAGACCCTCGGCATCCCGGGCGTCGCCGCGGGCCAAGAAGTCGCCGCCGTTAACGCCTACCTGCACTGCCGCACCCCCGCCAATCGTAGCAATGTTTTTGCGCTCGATTCGGCACAGCGTAAGCCGGGCAAATCGCCGGTCGCCGCCTACCTCACGTCGTCCGCGGTCTAATAGGAGCTTTTTACTATGGTCCAGTCCACAGTGCGCGCGGCGCTCGGTATCGGCAGCATCGGCACGCTTTATCTCGACGGCCCGTCGCGGGCGCAACCCGGCATCATCGACTCCGTCGGTCCCAATACGGTTGGTTACGCCTTTACGCAGGTTGCCGGCGCCGACGGCCATTGCATCGTCGGCGGTACGATCACCGCGGGCACTCCGTTCTATGGCATCTTGGCCAACCCCAAGGTCTACGCCCTTCGCGGCACGACGGCGGGGGGCCCGCTGGCGGCGTCACTGGACTTGCCGCAGTACACCCCGGGCGAGTTTGTGACGATGGGCGAGTTGCTCGTGTCGCTCCCCGCGGCCTGCCAAGTCGGCGACCTCGTGGACTACACAGTCGCAACGGGCGCAATCACCACGCACGCCCCCGGCGGCGCAGCGGCAGGTGGCGACGTGAACATTCCGAACGCGACCATTTCGCGTTTCAACCTCACCGGTGCTGGCATCGGCGTCGTCAAGCTGACGAATTAAGAAGGACCAAACCGCTATGATTCGCCAATCCAACGCCTCGCCCGAATTCGGCGCCATCGGCCCCCGCGGTTCGAACGGCAAGGGCATTTTGCCGTTTATGTGCGCGATGGACGCTCTTGCGGATGCGCAAAAGCTCCCCGCGCTATCGGATGTCCTGCCCGGGCTGTACATGCTCGGTATTCAGGGCTTTGACGACGCCGACAATCTGGCGGCATGGGCCGTCGCCGGCCGCCGCCTAGGCTACGCCATGGACGCCACGCCGGTTGCGCCGCTCACGACGGCCAGCGTCTTGACGCCGATTCAGTTCCTGCAAAATTGGCTTCCCGGCTTTATTTCCGTCATCACGCAAGCCCGCAAAATTGACGAGCTTATCGGCGTGGCGACGGTCGGCGCCTGGGAAGACGAAGAGATTGTGCAGGGCATCAAAGAGCCGCTGGCCAAGTCGCAGCTTTACAGCGATTTGGGCAACGTGCCGCTGTCCGGCTACAATGCGACGTGGGAACGCCGAACCATCGTCCGTATCGAACAGGGCATGCGTTCCGGTATTCTGGACGCCGCCCGTGCCTCGCGCATCAAGATTAACGACGCCGAAGAGAAGCGCGGCAGCGCGGCGTTGCAGCTGGAAATTGACCGCAATTCGATCGGTTTCTACGGCTACAACAGCGGCCTCAATCGGACGTACGGTTTCCTCAACGACCCCAACCTGCCGGCGGCCGGGCAGTTCCCCGCGGGCGCGAGCGGTTCGAGGGCGTGGGCGCTCAAGACTTTCCAGGAAATTTGCGCCGATATCCGGCTCATGATTTCCACGCTCCGGTCGCAGTCCGGCGCAACGATCGATCCGCAGAAGACGGCTATTACGCTGGCCGTCCCGTCCGACCAAGTCGATTACCTGTCGACCACGGCGACCAACGGAAGCGGGCAGTCCGTCAGCGAGTGGCTGAGTAAGGCCTACTCCAAGGTGCGCGTTGTCGACGCCCCCGAGCTGACCAATGCGGTCGGCGGCGCGAGTGTCGCGGTGATGTACGCCGAGTCGGTGGACGATACCGCGTCGACCGACGACAAGCGCGTGTGGCTGCACGCCGTTCCGACCCGCTTCCGGGTGCTCGGAGTGCAGCAAATGGTCAAGGGCTTAGAAGAGGACTACACGATGGCTTCGGCCGGCGCGTACCTCAAACGCCCCTATGCCGTCGTGCGTAAACTGTTCGCCTAGACCCTATGCCGCAGTGCTTTAGGCGGTCGGTTTCCAAGGTCGGCCGCCATAATTTTAAGAGGCCTAACATGCGCGTCCATTCCCACTTGCCGACTCGTGTCGCCTACACCCACCCCGCAAGCAACGAAGCGCCGTTCCCGACTGAGACGATTGAGCTTGCGCCGGGCGACAACAACGTCACGCCCGGCCAGCTTGACCGCTTGCGCGGCAACCCGCTTTTTCAGCGTCACGAGGCGGGCGGCCACGTTGTGGTAGTTGACGACGCCTTGACCGAGGATGACTCGCCAAACCTGCCCGGGTTTATCGCCCCGACCGTCTCTGTCTGGGACCGGCGCGAGGGCGAAAAGGCCAAAGCCTACGCCGCGCGCATTGCTGCGCTTGACGCGTTTGTGGCTGACGTTGCGCCCTTGCCCGAAGCCGAACGTGACGCCATGATGGGCGCTGCAAGCGAAGATGAAAAAGCCGCCCTGTTGACCCCCAAGCCCAAGGGATAGCCCATGTACGTTTACTCGACCGTCTCGACCGACGTTGCTTTCGAAGAGTACCACCCGGCGCCGGAAAACAGCATTCCGCAAGTCAAGCGCCGGGTCGTAATTCGCGGTGGCGCCAATTGCGCGACCAAGCAGCTCATTACGCCCCGCGGCGTAGCGACGCAGATTAGCGACGACGATTACCTGTGGCTGACGACCCACCCCCAGGTGCTCGATTCGTTTCAGCGCTTTGTCAACGACGGCTTTATGCAGGTTGACAACCGCAAAGAGGACCCCGACGCGGTCGCGTCGGGCATGGAAGCCGCCGACGGTTCCGCGCCCAAAACTCCCGCCGACTTCAAAGCGCTGCCGACGGTTGGCGCCCCGGGGTAACCAATGGCCGGGCAGATCACTTTTGACGTTGCGGCCTTCCGGCTCATGTTCCCCGAGTTTGCCGCAACGCCGCCAAGCGACGCGACCCTCGGGCTCAATTGGGCGACGGCAACGGTCTACATTTCCGATCGCGATTACGGTTGCGCCATGCTCAACGGTAAGGCGCGCGTCCTCGCGCTCAACCAACTGACGGCGCACATTACCAAGTTGACCGCGCTTATCGCCGCGGGCGAGACACCCGCGGTTGAGTCGGCGGCCACGATTGACAAAGTGTCCGTCACCGTCACGCCGCCGCCGGTCAAAAATCAATTCAGTTGGTGGTTGTCGACCACGGCTTACGGCGCCGCGTTGCTTGCGCTTTTGCAGGGCAAGACGGCAGGCGGTTTTTACACTGGCGGCGGCGCGGCGCCCGGGCGCGGCGGCTTTCGTACGGCGGGCGGCGTCTTTGGCGGGGGTAGGGTGTGGCCAAGGTAACCCGCAAGGTTGAGCCGGCCGCCAAGCGCCTAGACCTCGCGCTCAAGGCGCTCGACTCAGTCGTCGGCAAGGTCGGGTGGTTCGACACGGCGCACTACCCTGACGGTACGCCGGTCGCTTACGTGGCGTCCATTCACGAGTTTGGATATCCCGAGGGCAACATTCCGCCGCGGCTCGGCATGCGCGAGACGGCAAAGGAGCGGGAACCTGCGTGGAAGATTGTCGCACGGCAGTGCGCAAAGGCGGTGCTTGCGGGCACGATGACCGCTAAGCAGGCCATGGAAGCTATCGGGCTTAAGGCGGCGGGCGATATCCGCAAGCATATTTCCAAGGTCACGCAACCGCCGCTCAAGGTCGACACGGTCAAAGCGCGCTTGGTAGGTAAGAAGCAAGGCCGCGTCGTATCCTTGACCGTCGCAAAGCCCCTTGTGGACACCGGGGAGCTTTTAGGCTCGGTGTCGAACCGCGTCGACGTGAAGGGTGCAAAATGAGCCTGCTCGCATACGCGGACCCGCCGTACATCGGATGCGCCCACCTTTACCGCGACCACGCGGATTTTGCGGGTGAAGTTGACCACGCTTTGCTAATCGATCGGTTGCAATCCGAGTATGACGGGTGGGTGCTTCACGCTTCGGCAACCCCGCGGTCAATGGCGGTGCTTGCGCCCCTTGTTGAAAAGACCGGCGCTCGGTGGTGTACGTGGGTTAAGGGGTTTGCTGCTTTTAAGAAAAACGTTCCAGTCGGGTACGCGTGGGAGCCAGTCATTATCAAACCCGCCCGCAAGCCGGTCGTCAGCAAACGTATGGTCCCCTTGCGGGACTGGATTCAGGAAAGCATCACCCTTAAGCGGGGCCTGACAGGGGCGAAACCGGAGCGGGTTTGTCATTGGGCCTTTGAATTGGTCGCCGCGCGCCCGGAGGATACCCTGGCGGACCTTTTCCCCGGAACCGGTGCGGTCGCGCGCGCCTGGACGACGTGGCGGGGGAAGTTTACTTTGCCGCAGGAGCCCCTAGCAAAATGAGCTTGCTCGCATCCAACCTCTTGAGCCGCGCGCAGCGCTTAATCCCGCCCGTTGACATCGTGCGCTACGCGTGGGCGTCCAACACTGACGGCGGGGCGGGCGTGCTCATTCCGACCTACGCCGCCGCGGCCACAATTAAGGCCAGCGTGCAGGCCGTCTCGCGCGCGATGTACGAAAAATTTGGCCTCGACTTCCAAAAGTCTTACCTCATGGTCTATTGCTCCACGCCGTTACAGGACGTGGCGCGCGGGACCGGCGGCGTCGACGTTGTGGATTTTGCGGGACGCCGCTACTCGGTCGAATCAAATACCGATTGGTACGCGCTCAACGGCTGGCGGGGCTCGATTTGCGTCGACATTGGCGCGGCGGGGGCGGCGCCTTGAACGAGCGCGCGCTCTTTGCGTTGCTTACCGGCATCGTTGCCCCGGCCCTGACGGCCCGCGGCTTTGCGGGGGTGGGCACTCAGCAAGGCGAACAACCGCGGATCGGGGGCGCGCCCGGGGGGCCTACGGTCATCCTTACCCCGATGGGGCTTAAGCGTTTCGGGTTTCTTGCACGCAAAGACGAATGGGTACCGGCCGCCCCGCCCGCGGTAATGCGCCACACCGAAACGCAGCAATGGGAGGCGTCGTTTCAAGTCAACGCGCTTTATCCAATCCCGGCGCGTGCGGCAAACGAAACTGTGGCAAATTACGTCATACGGCTGGCCGCCACGCCTGCGGCAAGCGACCTCGTGCGCGCGGTGTCCGACATTTTGCAGAGCGACGCGGGCCGGACGGCGCTGGCCGTCGGCGGCTGCGGTATCCTTCGGGTGCAGGATGTACGGCAGACCAGCGTCGCGTTAGACCGCGACCAATTCGAGCGGGTGCCGTCGTTTGACTTTACGCTTGTTTATAGCGAATCTCAAGTAACGGAAACCCCGCATACGCACGACGTGCGCGGCGGAGTCGTTGCGGTCTAACCCTGCCCGGCGTATGTTGGGGCGCGCTACCTAAAGGGGCCTTTCGGCTATGGCAATCAGCTTTTCCAAATACGTGAACATTCTGAGTACCGTAGCAGGCGCCCCGGCCGTGTCGACGCGCGAGCTTATCGCCCGTGTTTTCAGCATCAACCCGTTGCTGCCGACCGAGACGGTCGTGCAGTTTCGGGGGGCATCCTTCGTTGAGGACGTGAAGGCCTATTTCGGCGCGGCCTCGGAAGAGTACAAGCGCGCGGCATTTTACGGCTCTTGGATTTCCAAAAAGAACCGCCGGCCGCAAGGAATCAGCTTTCAGTTTTGGGCGCAAGCCGCGACCGCGCCGCTCATTTACGGCCTCAAGGGGACGTACGCGCTGGGGGATTTCACTGGCATCGCCGCGGGCAAATTTGACCTCACGCTGGGCGCGGTGACGCACGAGGTTACGGTCGACCTACACTTGGACGCCGACCTAGCCGCCGTTGCGGCCACGGTGCAGGCGGCTATCCGTCTTGCCGGCGCGGGCAGTGGCGCGGGATGGACAGCCGCAACCGTCACATTCGACGCGGTGCGCGGCAGCTTCCAGTTCGTCAGCGGCCTTGCGGGCGCGGCGGTGATCGCTGTTGACGACGGCGCGGAAAGCCCGGCGGCGGCTCTCGGTTGGACCGCGGGCGCTACGCTGTCCGACGGCATCGCGGCGGAAACGATCACCGACACGCTTACCAAGTCGGTCACGGCTTCCAACAATTTCGGGTCGTTCTGCTTTACGCGGGCCGCGGCGCTCACGCTGCAAAATGTCGAGGACGCGGCGGCTTGGAACGAGGCGCAAAACGTCAGCTTCATGTTTGAGGTTCCCGTTACCGCGGCCAACGCGACGGCCTGGAGCGCGGCCCTTATTGCGACGCCGGGCACGGCTTTGACCCTTGCGGACGCCACGGCATTTCCTGGCGACTTCCCGGAAATGGACTCCATGTGCATTGTCGCGGCGACCGACTACAACGCCAAGGGCGCGACGCAAAACTACATGTACCAGTTGTTCCCCGGTCAAAATCCGACCGTGTCGGACACGACGTTGTCAAACACCTATGACCGGTTGCGGGTCAACTACCTCGGGGTGACGCAAGAGGCGGGCAACACTCTCGCGTTCTACCAGCGCGGCACGATGATGGGCGGCATCACGTCCCCCGTCGACATGAACATTTATGCGAATGAAATGTGGTTCAAGGATGCGGCGGCAGCGGCGCTTATGAATTTGATGATCGCCGTACCGGAGATTCCAATCAATAAGACCGGCCGGGGATTGGTCAACGGCGCGTTGCAACCGGTTATCGCAACCGGCGTGAAAAACGGTACGGTGTCCGTCGGCAAGGACCTGACCGCGCTGCAAATTGCCGTTGTTGGCGAGCTGACGGGCGACGATATGGCTTGGCGCCAGGTGCAAACCATTGGCTATTGGCTGACGATCGGCTTCGAGTCGTACCAGACCGACGACAATCGCACCGAGTGGAAAGTTGTTTACGCGCTCGTATATTCGAAAGACGACGTTATTCGCAAGGCCGAAGGCACGCACGCCCTCATTTAAGGAGTCTCCCGCTCATGTCTTCCCCCGGTGTTGTTGACACTTCCGGCTTCGGCCTAAGCGTCACGGTTTTTGCGTCCAACACGTTCCCCGCGGGCGTGACGTTGACGCAATTTGCCGACGACGCGGACCCCTTTGACCTCCCCGAGATTCAAGTTGCGGACGCTGCGGTCGGCCTCAACGGCGACCTCGTGTCGTGGTCGTCGGCCAAAGTGATCGAAGTTGCGTTGGCGCTTATCGCGGGCAGCGAGGACGATCAAAATATGGCGATTTTGCTTGAGGCTAATCGCGTCGGCCCCGGCAAGAAAAGCGCGCAGGACGTGATTACCGTCGTCGCGGTTTACCCCAGCGAAAAGCAACTTACGCTCACGCCGGGCAAGATCACCGCGGGCATGGTCGGCCCGAGCGTTGCGAGCGCCGGCCGCATGAAAGCCAAGTCCTACAAGTTCAAATTCGCCAACCGCACCGGGGGGGCATAGCAACCGATGGCACTTCTTGAGCCCAAAGAAGTGACAATTGACGGACCCGACGGCGTCGCCCGGACCTTTGTCTTTTCCAAATTCCCGGCGGTGCTCGGCCGCGAGATTGTGGCCAAGTATCCCGTTTCGATTTTGCCGAAGATTGGTGACTACGCCGTCAGCGAAGCGACCATGCTTAAGCTCATGTCGTGTGTCGGGGTTCCCCAACCGGACGACCGGCCGCCGCTGCTGCTGACCACGCGTGCGCTCGTAGACAACCATACGCACGATTGGGAAACCCTCGCGCGTATTGAATTGGGGATGATGGAGTACAACTGCTCTTTTTTCTCCAACGGCAAGACCTCGGATTTCTTCGGCGGGTTCATGGACACGGCGAAACAGTTGATTACGTCAATCTTGACGGACTCATTGGCTGCATCGTCTCAAGTGGGAAAGCCTCGCTCCACGAGTTAAGGACGATATACACCCTAGAGGATGCTTTCCTTATTTGGGAGTCGATCGTGGTGCCCCGGGTCAATGAGTATCTTGCCGTAGAGGCCGCAAAGCGTAGAAAGTAACCGCACCATGCCGTCGCTGCTCGAAACCTTTTTTATCATGTTCGAGAGCAACGCGGACAAGGTCAAGCGCGGCAATGAAGACGCGAAGCAATCCACCAATAAGCTTGAAGAGTCTCTAAATGCCAGCGACCGCGCGGGCGCGGCGATGGGCGAGCACCTAGTCGAGACGTTCAAGAGCGTTGCGGTCGCCGCGCTTGCCGCGTTCGGCGTGTTTGAGATTGCGTCCAAAGTCACCGAAGAGGCGAAGCTTAACGCAGAGCTGGGCCGCACTGCCGAGCGTCTCGGCTGGGCTGTAGGTGAAGTCGACGCTTGGAACCGCGCAACGATGATCGCGGGCGGGAAAAGCGGGGAGTTTGCGCAATCCCTCGATTTCCTTAATAAAAACCTTGCAATGGTAGACGCGACGGGCAAGTCCCGGTTACTCCCGTTCTTTGAGGAAATGAAAATTAAGGCGACCGACGTACACGGCAGAATGCGGCCGTTGCCCGATTTACTCGGATTGATCGCCAACAAATTCAAGGAATACGGCGCCCAAAAGAGCGCGGGCTATGCCGAAAAACTCGGTATCAGCGACGGCTTGCTATTGCTTTTGCGCAAGGGCAAAGACGGCGTTAGCGAGCTTTTGGAAGAGATTAAAAAGAACGGGGTTGCGAGCGAAGAGGACGCGCGCAAAGCCGAAGAGTGGCGCATCGCCAACCTTGAGCTAGAGGACAGCCTCGGGGACATGGCGCGCAAGATCGGGTCCGCCGTGTTGCCCGCTATCTCCGCCGCGCTTCTGTCTGTCAAGGGCTGGATTGAGTATCTCGACAAGCACCGCGGGCTTGCAATCGGCTTCTTTGTGGGCGTCGGTACCGCCGTGGCAGTCTTCTACACCCCGTCGATTGTCGCCGCGGCGGCGGCCACGTGGGCTTTGCTCGCGCCAATTCTGGCCGTCGTGATTCCTGTCGCCGCGCTCGGGGCGGCTTTCGCGCTACTCTATGATGACGTGCAAAATTTCCTTGCGGGAAACCAGTCCCTAATCGGGGACCTTGCCGCGAAATGGCCGTGGATTGGAGAGTATATCCATTACCTAGTCCGCACGATCGGCAGTATTTTCGAATGGTTGCAGGGCATCGCTGGCGTCGTGTTCCCGGCGATCGGCAATTTCATGCGGCTGGCCTGGGACGTGGGGTTGCTTGTGGCCGTGCCGATTATCAACATGGTGGCGGGGGCCGTGCGGCTTCTTGCGCCTGCGTTCAAGCTGGCGGCCGACGTAATCCTAACGGTCTTCCGCCCGGTGATTTGGCTTTTTGAGCACCTGGGCAAGATCATCGGCGCGGTGTCCGATGCGTTTTCCTGGACCGCGAAGCAACTTGAAAAGGGAATGCCTCGCCTCGACTTGAGCGGCGGCATGGACTACGCACACGTAACCGCGGGCGTCCGCGCCGGGCAATCTGCGCTTACGACAGCCAACACGACGCCGTTTAGCGCGTCCTCTCCCGCCTTCGCCGGGGCACTTACGGCCGGCGCACAAAGCCGCAGCGTCCGCGTCGACGTGGGCGGTGTGACCGTCAACACGCAAGCAACCGACCCCCAAGGCGTGAGCGACGCGGTCAACAACACCCTAGCCGACCAACTCCGTCAGGCCACCGACCACTTTGACGACGGGGTGCGCGGATGACAACCGATGTCGTAGGCGTCTATAACGATTCGCAAACGCAGCTTTTCGCCAATGCCCGCGCGGTCAAAGCGGCGGTAAAGCCGAGCGCCAAATTCCCCGAGCACCCGCTAGAGTCCGGCGCGACGATCGGCGACCACCGCATTTTCTTGCCGGTAGAAATTGAGCTTTCGGTCATCCTGGACCCCGAGGATTACCAAAGCACATACCAGCAAATCAAAGCGGCGTTTACGGGTACGTCGTCGCTCACGGTTTGCACGCGTGTCGACACATATAAAGATATGTACATATTGGCTTTGCCGCGCGAAGAGACGGCCGATCTGTTTGACACCGTGGCAATCTCACTGCGGCTCAAAGAGATTCCGCTTGTCGAGGCGCAATACCAGCAACTGCCCGCGGCCAAGGTCAAAACGAAGCGCCACGCGTCGACCGTAAAGACCGGCCAGAAGCAGCCCGCGCCTGCTACACCGCCACAGTCGTCAGCTGCGCACGATCTTTTTAAGGGCCTGGGGTGGGGTGGGTAATGCAGACAATCGCGCTTCAGGCAATCCCAAACCAGCAACTTACCGTCGTGTTGGATGGTATCCTTTACGATATTACCCTTCGCGACGTTGGCGGTTGCATGGCTGCAGATATCTCTCGCGCGGGCGACGTGGTCGTGCAGGGCAAACGCGTCGTTGCGGGCCGCCCGATCTTGCCGTTCGTTTCACTTGAGGGCGAATACGGCAACTTTGCTATTCTCACGCAAGGCGGCGACCTGCCGTACTACGACCAATTCGGGGCGACGCAAACACTGATTTTTGCGACGACCGCGGAGATTGGGGCTATCCGCAATGGCCTCGCTTGATCTTCGACTCGTCCGCCTGTCCCTGGAAATTAACGGCCAGCTCAAGGTCTACAACGCCGAGGCGGACGGCGTCGGCCCGGCGCTTCAAATTGAATCGACGGGATGCAAATTTGCGAGCCCGCTTCAAAATGAGGCAGAGGTTAAAATTTTTAACCTCTCCAAATCCGACCGCGACTACCTGCTCACCGAGTGCCCCCCGTTCAATAAAAACCGCACGCCCAAAAAGCTGATTTTGGAAGCGGGCCGCGTGTCGACGGGGCTTTCCAAACTCTACGAAGGCAACATAACGACCTGCACCCTAACGCAGCCGCCGGACATTGGGCTGACCCTCAAGTGCCAAACGGGCGCGTACCAAAAGGGCAAAATCGTCAGCGTGAGCCGGCCGGGCGTAAGCAAGCTTTCGGACATTGCCCGCGGCGTGGCATCCGACAACAGCCTGTCGCTCAACTTTGAGGGCGACGACTGCAGTGTGTCCAACTACTGCCACGCTGGCAGCGCGCTCGGGCAGGTGCCCAGGTTGGAAGACGCGGGCAATTACGACGCCTATGTGGACGACGGAGCGCTAGTCGTCAAAAACCGCGGCGTGCCGCTTAAGGGGCAAATGCGGGTCCTTAACGCGGCGTCGGGTATGATCGGAACCCCCGAGCCGACCGAGCACGGCGTTAAGGTGCTTTATCTCCTGGACAACCAAAGCAAGCTTGGCGGGGCGCTGCGGATCGAAAGCGCGCTTTACCCGGCGCTCAACGGCAACTACACGATTTACAAACTCGAGTGGAGTGTGTCGACCCGGTCAACCCCCTTCTACTGGATTGCAGAATGCTCCCGCCGAAGCGACGGTGGCGCAATCGTACGGCCCAATCCGGTACCGAAGCATACACGGGGTAAGAAATGAGCGGCCACGCCAACCCGTCCCAAAACCCCGCGGACCTTGGCACGCTGGCCGGGGTGTTGCGCGGCGCCTTCCGCAAGCTCATGCAGTCGACCGACGGCATGCTGCCCGCGCGGGTGATAGCGGCCGACGCCAAGCGCGAATACGCCACGGTGCAGCCGCTCGTGATGGTGCAGGCGACCGACGGGGCGCTGACGAGTCGGCCACAAATTGCCAAGGTGCCCATTTTTACCCTCGGGGCCGGCGGCTTCGTTATGAGTTTCCCAATTAAGGCGGGGGATTTGGGATGGATTTTTGCGGGCGACCGCGACATATCGCTCGTGCTCCAAACGGACGGGGAGAGTGGCCCCAACACCAACCGGCTCAAAAGCTTTTCGGATGGGGTATTCATCCCCGACGCGGCCCGGCGGTGGGTGCTTTCCGGCGACGATGCGGACGCGGCGGTTTGGCAGTCCAACGACGGCGCGGTAAAAATTGCCCTATCCCCGGGCAAAATCCGGGTCGTGCATCCGACTAAGGTTGAGATTGTTACCCCAACGGTTACAATGTCGGGGAACCTCCAGGTGCAGGGCACCGTGACCGGAACGACCGACTGCGTGGGCGGCGGCAAGTCGCTCAAGGACCATGTGCATTCCGGCGTGACGGCTGGCGGCGCCAACACGGGTAAACCCGTATGACCGTGACAACCCTTGGCGAAACGCGCAACAATGATCTCTACCTGGATCGTTCGGGCAACCTTGCCGTAGTGACCGGGCTTATGGCCGTGCTCACGCTTTGCCGGGCATCGATGCAAACGCAATTCGGGGAGTGTGTGCTTGACCTCACGCGCGGGGTACCGACCGACGCGACGGTGTGGAGCGCCTGGTTACCGGCGCAATTTGAAGCGACCGCCCGCGCGCTATTGGCGACGATTGCGGGCGTCGTATCGGTCAAAAGCTTCACGATTACCCGGGCGGCGCACGTTATGCACTACACCGCGGAAATTGAGACGATTTACGGGACGGGTACGATCGATGGCTGATTACGGGTACGTCACGACCTCGGGCGTCATTGTGCCGGACACGGCCACGATTAAGAGCGACGTTGTGGCTGAATGGCGCGCTTTGCCGGGCCTCGGGGGCGACGACCTCTCTGACAACCCTGAGACGCCCCAAGGTGCGCAGATGGTTTCGGAAACTCTCGCCCGCGAAAAGATGGTGACAAACAACGCCGTTGTGGCCAACCAAATCAACCCGAACGAATCGGGCGGCGTGTTCCTTTTGGCACTTTGCGCGCTGACGGGCCTTGAGCCCGAGGCGGGCACCCATAGCGTCGTGCCCGGCGTGCAGCTTGCCGGCGTGGCAACTCGTATCATCCCCACCGGGTCGCAGGCCAGCGCCGGGGGTGCACTTTTCCAGAGTGTTGCCGATGTGACCCTGGACGATAGCGGCCTTGCGGTTGTCGACTTCCAGGCGGTTGAAATTGGCGCGGTCCCGTGCGCAGCGCACGCACTGACCACGATCGTCACGCCGGTCTTAGGCTGGGAAACGATCGACAACCCGACGGCGGCCACGCTGGGGACGGATGAGCTATCCGACGAAGCGCTGCGCACCTTGCGGGCTGAAACGCTCGGGCTACAGGGCACGTCTAGCGACGCCGCGGTCATGTCCGGCGTGCGCGCCGTGCCGGGCGTGCGGTCGCTGCAATACCGCACCAACCAAGCGCCGACCGAGCAAATTATTGACGGCATAACCCTCGCGCCTAAGTCGGTTTGGGCGTGCGTCGACGGCGGGACCGACGCCGACGTGGCCGCTGCGTTGCTTGAAAATAAGAGCGACGGCGCGGCCTGGAATGGCGCAACGGACGTGACGATTGTGGAGCCCGCCAGCGGGCAGAGCTACACGGTGTCCTTTGATCGGCCCGACGACGTTCCTATGCAGGTGCGCGCGACGGTCAAGTCCTCCACGTCCTCAACCGACCCGACCCTTGCGGTTAAAAATGCGGTGTTGCTTTACGCCGCGGGCGGCATCTCTGGGATGGATGGCTTTAAGGTCGGGCTAAGCGTGTCGCCCTTTGAAATTTCCGGGGCGATCACGGGTCAAGTCTCGGGCCTCTACGTGAAAAAATTAGAGGTTAAAAAGGTTACGGACGTTGCTTGGGTGGCCGTTGAGATCGCCCTTGCACTCAATGAACAAGCGTCTATCGCCGCGGCGCACATAACGGTGGATTTGGTGACGTGAAAAATCAGCCCATAGATTTTTCGGTTAACCTCCTGCAAGCACTCTTGTGGCGCCACAACAGCGCGCCCAATTTGCAGGCGCTGCTTGAGGCTAAGCAGGCGTGGTATGACGCCAATTTTACAGGCTTTTGGAATGATTGGGTGCGGGACGTTTTTGACTTGCGCACGGCCAACGACTTCGGCTGCGCAGTGTGGGCGATCATCCTCGGCATTCCAATCTCAATCGTCCAGGACCCCGCGCCGGACAAAGTGACCTTTGGCTTTTCCCCGTATCGGGCAAATTTCCACGGTTCCAATTTTGGCATCGGCGCGCAAGCTCTCTTGCCGTTGACTCTAGAGCAAAAACGCCTCGTACTGCGGCTGCGGTACTTCCAACTCTTCGCGCGCTGCACGGTGCCACAGACCAACCGATTCTTAAAGTACCTCTTTAAGGACTACGGCCCGGCATACGTGATCGACAATCACGATATGTCAGTGACTTTCGTTTTTGGCTTTGTCATCCCCAGCGCGCTACGGCTCATTTTTTCGTTCTATGATTTGCTGCCGCATTCCGCCGCAACGTCCGTCACGATCGTCAGTGAGGTTTAGGCCATGGATACCAAGTACTTTAAGACCCCCTTTGCGGCCTCAGGCGACAAAAACGCGGTGCCCAACGCGGCTCCCGTTGACGGCTCGGTAAGCTACGAAAGCGGCTTCGGCGTCGACTACCAATTGGACCCGGCGACGGACCCGAGCGCAAAGGATATTCTACGCCCCGACCACAACGGCATTCTGCACGCCGTGACCGACTCGGTGCGGGCGTTACAGGAATTTTTTGCACCGCAATGGATTAGCGCGGCCGACAACGGCGGCGCGCCCTTCGCCTACGCGGCCAAGGCCCTCGTGCTCTACACCGACGGGCAGGTGTGGCAATCTCTCATCCCCGCCAATACCGCGACGCCGGGGACCGACGCGACAAAGTGGATTGTGTTTCAATCCAACAACGCGAGTAGCGCGGCACTCGCCGCGGAGATTGCACGGGCGGAAGGCGCGGAGGGGGACTTAGCCGGGGCGCTTGGTGACGAAGCCGCGGCGCGGGCTGCGGCGGACCTTTTACGCGCGCCACTATCGGCTTTTGTTGCGGTCTTTGGGGACGCGGGGTCTGTTGCGATTCCGGTCGTTGTGGGTGGCGTCGCGCGTACTTTCTACGTTAAATGGGCCGTTGGCCCCTGGGACCCCGCGGACAATTCCGAACCCTATCATTTTATCCCGTGGGCGTTGGCCTTTCCGAATGCGTGCCTTGCCGCCATGGTGTCAACCGAGATTGCGGCCCAAAGTACCCAAATTGACCAAACCTACCAATGGTACGGAAAGGCCGCGGCGGGGGTGTACGTGCAGCGGCAACGGTATGCGGGGGATTACACCGTGCAGACTCGTGCGTGGGTTTTCGGGGTGGGTTGGTGATGCTCACGCCCTCCGGCCCCGATTGGTGCGCGCGGTTTCCGACAAGCCGCAACGTGGCGGACCTTGCCGAGCCGTTCCGCGGCAGCGTGCAACGGTTTCTTGCCGCGCTCTACGCTGCCGGAATTTGCGTCACCATCCAAACGACCGTGCGGCCAATAGAGCGCGCGTACCTCATGCACCACGCAGCCGTGATTGCTGGATACCGAAGCAAAGTGGGGCCGTGGGTGCAGGCCGACCCGGCCACAATGCAAGACGCCAGCGCCGCAGCGCTCGGGATTGATTGGACGCATGGCAGTGACCTCAAGGCCGCGGTGCGCGCGGCGCGGGCCATGTGCGGCGCCTACATGATCGTGTTCCCCCCGTCGCTTACGAGCCGCCACATTCAGGGGCGGGCGATTGACATGTCTCTGGCTTGGACCGGCAAGGTGTGGGTGCAGAAAGCCGATGGTGCGACAATTGGGCTTACCGGTCCCGGGCGAGGCGCGCACCCCCTTTTAGTCGCGGTTGGCGCCGGGTATGGTGTTGTAAAATTAACCTCCGACCCGCCACACTGGAGCGACGATGGGCACTGAGGGAGATACGCAGCGCGACCTCGGGCGGATAGAGGGGCGGGTGACGGGGATTGTCGCCAGCCTGGACCATCTCAATAAACGCTTTGATTCATTCGAGGCTACAAATTCCCGTCGGTTTGAAGAGTTAACCGAATTGCTCCAAAAAAAACTGCGACCGACCAAGCGACTGAAAAAGCCATTGATTCCCGCAAGGACCGGTGGGCCGGCGCGGTGCGCAACGGGTTATCGGCCATGGTCGGCGGGGCGGGAGCTATCGTGGCGTCGTTTCTTCTGCATTTGAAGTAGCCGCCGGACGGGGGTATGCTGGCCGCTCTCTAAAAGGACTACGCCCAATGTTCAAACGGATTTTGGCCTACCTTAACGAAGTGGTGTCCGGCATTCTGTCGGGCCTCGGAATCGTCATTACCGCTGCTGCCGAACACGCCGCCGTCGATTTCGACGCGCTCGTGAAAAAGTATCTCCCCGTCGCGCTCGGCTTTGTCCAGGCCGCGGCCAACAACCCCGACCTACTCAGCGGCGCCGAAAAGCGCAGCCAAGTCGTGGGCGACCTCACACAACACCTTGAAGGCGTCGGCCACGATATCATGGCGGACGGCTTTGGCGCGTTCGTCAACCTCTTGACCGAGGCGGCCGTCAATACCCTCAAGGTCATTGCCGGCAATGCTCTCAAGGAATAACCAGCCATGAGCCCGGAAAACCAAGCAATTGTCGGTGGCCTTATTCGGTCTATCCTCGCCATGGTTGGCGCGGGCGGCCTTCTTAGCGGTGACCAACTCGGGGTCGTGGCCGGGGCGCTGGCCGCCGTCGTCTCGGTTGCTTGGGGGGTTTGGCAAAAGAAGCATGCCGCGGCGACCACCGTCTCGCATGAAACGCTTACAACGGCAGTGCAGGCCGCCGCAGCGGGGACGCCTGCCGATGCGGCCGATATCGTCACCGCGGCCAAAGCGGGGCAGTTCTAATGCGTGTGGGCGGCGCGTGCGTGCTGGCGGCGTTCGTGCTCGGGGGCTGCGTATCTTTCCCCAGCACGACGCCGCCAGCTGCGGCGCCCGGCCCAGCCCCGTGCGCGGCGTATGTCGAGTATAACGCGGCACAACAGGCCGACCTTGCGGCGGCGGTCACAGAGTTGGCACGGGTCAAGCCCACGGGCTGGCAGGTGATCGTCGGCGCGGTCAAGGACTATGGGGCGCTGCGGGCCTCTTGCCGAGCGGCCCGGTAGGGGGTAAAGTACCTACGTTCCACCCCCCGGAACACCCCAAGACCCTTAAGCCCCCGGTGACTAGCTCGCTGGGGGCTTTTGTTTTTACCCGGCCCGTGCCGTCCCGTCGGGGAGGACGAACCATATGGGAACGCCCCGCTTCCGAGCGTAACGCACCGTCGCCCACGTTCCCGACCGCAGCTCTTCGACCGGGGATTTTGGGGCCGCAATGAGTAGGCCGCACTCGTTTACGATGGCGTGGTTGCGGGCGAGATATTCCAGGGGCTCCCGCTCTTCGTCCGCGCCATTACAATACGCACGCTTTGCGGGGTTTAGAGGCGGGTGCAGGATGATGTAGTAGCGGTATCCGCGGGCGATAATGTGCGCGCCCGCGTCCGCACCGATGCAACACCCGTGATGGAACCGCGTGCCGATCGCGTAGTGCGACAGCTTATCCGCAAGCCGGGAGCGCTGCCCCCACGTCATGCCGTTTTGCGTTCCGGTAAATCCGATGTCAGTCATGGCGTGGCGACCCGTGGGGTACGATTGGGGATTACGCTCATCAGCTTGCGAGGCTTTTCGCGCAAAACCCGTGCTAGCAGTTTCTGCACTTCGGATGTCTGCACCATGTCGCGCAGGGCCTCTTCCAGTGTTACCAGTTCCCGAGAAGTAAACCTCATAGCGTGGCGTCCTCGTTTGATGACGGCACTCTACGCCTACTGACCTAAGTGTCAATAGTTACTTTTAGTCCTTCCGGTATCGCTTGCCGCGCCAACCGCCCGACGCTTTTATGGGCCACGTCGACGCCCACGATGGGCGCACCATCATAAGCCGTTCAACCTCTTCTACCGATCCCCAGCCCTCGGGTTGCTCGCACACGACCTCGTCATGGACGTGCAGGACGACTCGGTATCCCGCGTTGCGTAGCCGCAGCTTGGCGTCGTACAGAATGTCCCGCGCGACAGCCTGCACGATATTTTCCGTCAGCTTGCCGCCGTAGGTCCACATGGTTTGCCAGCCGATCGGTCCCATTTTGGGGTTGGTGTTCCAACCCTCAAAGGACAGCGCGTATTCATCCTCCGCGCGCGAGCTGACGGTTAGGCGCGGGTGGTGGTACGTGAGCAGCCGGCCGGACGGCAGGCGACAATAGAGCGCGTCGCCACGCATAAAGTAGGCAACATCGCGATAGGCGAACGTCTCGCCCGGGCGTAATACGGCTTGAATTGCCGCGCCTTCCACACCGAAGTACTCCGCCCGATAGCCCGCTTGCCACGGCTTGCCGCGGTGCTGGCCGCCCCAAAATTCGACAATCTCGGGCGACGCCGCGCGCCACGCTAAAATATGGGACTTAATTTCATCATCGGTAAAGTACTCATCGGCGCCAAAGTTTTTCCAGGCGCCTATCCAACCCTGATAACCCGACGCCAATTCCGCCACCTTGCCGAGCTTCTTACGCAGCGGATGGTGCGCGCCGTGCTCTTTGCGGTAGGCTAGAAAATCCGCAAGCGGAATGCCGGAAATTGCCGACGCGCTGGCCTCGTAAATCTTGCCGTGCGTGGCAAACACGTCTAGCCGCCATTGGCAACCGGCCAGCGCGGCCAGTACGACCGCTTCAATCGCGTTGTAGTCGCTGCAAATTAGGTCGTGCCCGAGGGCGGCCACGAAAAGGGCGCGTAAGCACCCCGAGACGGCCGCGACTGCGTTACCGAAGTACATTTCAACCAACGGCAGCAACCGCATGGCGATGATCGTCAGTGCGTCCATGGCGGCGTCGGCGCTCCATTCCAGAGGCTTTAATCGGTCGAGGGGAACGAGCTGACCGCACCATGGGCAATGCGGCTCGCAATCGTTCGGGTCGCCCGCGCCGAACCAATGGCCGCAAGCGTGGCACTGGTAAACCGCCGGGCCGCTGTTGGGCAGGTTTTGCGGCTGGGGGCCGTTGCCGGCGGCCCGCCCCGTGCGGGCCGAATGGTAGCTAAAAAGGTCGTGAACGCGGCCCGCGGCCGTCATTTGGTTGGCGAGCGCGTAGAGCTTTTTGACCGCGGCGCTTCCGATAAGCTGGCGTATTTCCAGGGCGCGGCGGCAGTCGCCGGGGAGCCCGGGGAGCTTTAGGACTTCGTCCAATCCCTCTTCGTCCAGTGGGTCGGTGTGGACGCCGCGACCGTGCAACCAGCCCTTGAGCCGTTCGACTTGGGACGCTTGCTCAATGGCGCCGCCGGTCACCTGCCGCAGCTCCGCGTTATATCGCTCGTAGGCTTGCTCAATAATCGCAACGCACGCGGCGACGCCCTCATGGTCGACCGCAACGCCGCGCATGTTAATTTCCCAATCGTCTTGCCAATAGGCCAGCTCGGTCGGGCTAAGATCGGGGCAGCGTGACGACGCTTCGGCTTCGGCCACAATGTCGCGGTCATTGTAGGCGTAGAGCCGCGCGGCGCGGTCAGGGTCTTCCGCGGGCGTGATGCGACGGCGCGGGTCGGTCTTGGTTGGATTGCGCGGAACGCTAAAGACCCCGAGCAACGCAGAGCCCGCCCGGTCCTTACCGTGCTCGAGGTCCAAGACGGATGACAAGTCCCCCAGCGCGCCCGGGAGTGCGTGGGCGCGGGCCTTTGCCATGCTGTCACGCACCTGCCCAAGCTGGAGCGGCGGCCAGCCGTAGCGCGGCACGCAAACCCGCGACCACACCCACGCCTCAAACGCGGCGTTGTGCGCCTCAATGAGGCGGCCGGCGGCCAGGTGCTCGAATAGCTCGGTGGGCGGCGGCAGACCTGGGCGCCAATGCCGCCGGCCGCGGCCGTCCTTTAGATCGTAGGCGAGGCATAGAACCTCGCACGTTGGGTGCTCGGCATACGCGGCGGCACCGACCGTCGACAGGCCCTTAAATCGCGCGCCGTGCAAGAGGCCCCAGGAGCCGAGCTCGAGCTTGCCGCCCGTCGGGTCCCAGACAAACCCGGCCTCGCAGTACGTCTCAAAATCCATGTCGGCAATGACGGTTGACACGCCGCAGCCTGCTACGAGCTGCGTTCCGTACGGCAGGGACTCAAGGGACGGCGGGGGCGGGATCACTTGCCGCTTTCATCAATCGCAAGGATGTGGTCCAGTTTCGCGGCAAAGTCGCGGACCTCAGACTGCGTCACCATATGGACCGCGCCGGTTGTTTTGTCGACGTAGAGACTGCCGCGCTTGAACGCTTTTACCGCAGCCCGAATTTTTTTTAAGATAACCGCCGCCGGTTGGTCGTCATCGGGGTCATAGACCGGACCCATTTCCAACCGCACGCCCGGCCCCGCATAGGGGTCCAGGGACAGTACTGGGCTTTGGGCGTCGCAGTCGGGCACGCCAACCCACACTTGCGCCGTCATCGGGCAGGCCGCTAGGGCCAAAAATAAATCCTGCACTTCTAGCGGCCTGACCTCTGACATTTTAGGCTTCCATCTTTCCGTGTTGCACGAGCAAGGCGTCATTCCACCCGGCGGTAATGTACGCCTCGTACGACACGCCGCCCGCCGCCGCGGTCATCCGATGCACCGGAGCCGCGGGAGGCGGCGGGGCGACGGCCGGCACACCCGGGACGGCAGGCACGTCGAGAATGCCGGGGTTAGGCGTGACGGGGATGGCGGGCGGCGTAGCGACGTTGGGCATCGCTACGGGCGGCACGACCGGGGCCGACGGCATCGGCATTGCGGGCGGCGCGGCGTTGGCGGCAGCGACCGGGGCAGCAAAGCCGACGGCGTCCGGGTCCGGCCCCTGCACAATCTCGGGGCCGAAGTTGTTGAACGCCACGAGGTTGTGGTTGAGATAGACGCCCGGGTTGCCCGACTGGCCGTTGCCGTCAACCGTGACGTTGACCTGCACGAAATAGCCGCATTTGATAAACTCGGGTTCCACGATCGATTGCCACGACTTGCCGCCGTCAACGCTGCGGTACGTCTTGGGCGCGAAGCCGGATGACAGCTTGACAATCCAATGGCCTGGTAATCCCTCTTTGTCGCAATTCTTGCCGCCGCGCTTGTTGGGCACAGCCGAGTCGCCGTCCGCGACTTTCCAAGAAAAGTCCGGGTGCTGGTGCTGCGACGGGAACGCCGCAGCGCCGACCTTAAGAATTTCTTGACCCCAGGCCGTTTCGAACCACGTACGCTCGGGGCCTTTCGGGATGGCGATGGCAAAGAAGTATTGCACGGTCGGTTTGCCGGCGTTCGGCCCGCGCTTGACCACGAGGGGGTTGCCGTCGAAGTCTTTGTCGTTGGCGGTGTAAAGTGACCCCTGGACGACACGTCCAACGGGCAGCGTAAGGTTTAGTGAGGTCATGGTGCTTTAAGCTCCAGGGGTTGCGGTGGGGAATGCGCTTAGTCGCGCACGTAGTCGAGGATTGGACCCGTAGAGATTCGCCCTTCAAGAAGCTCGGCATTCGTGGGGGTCACCACTACGGTGTAATGCGGGTGGCCGTTTTGGTTAAGCCATTCGATCAGCGGGCGAGCCGCCTGCGTGAATGACTCTCGCTGTTCGGGGGTCATGGTGCTTTAAGCTCCGGGGGTTGCGGTGAAAACTTTGGCAGCGACAGCGCTGTCGGCGGGTACAATTTTGACGGCGCCCGGCGTGCGGGCGGAATAGGCGGCGACGATAGCAGCGTCCATGCCCGCTTTGCGCGCTTGCCCCGGTGTGATCGGCGTGGGCGGCTTGGCGATCGGTAACCCAAGCGCGGCCCCGAGCGCGATGACTTCGGCGGTGTCGCCGCTCCACCACTCCCGGCCCGGTGACGCTTCGGCCTTAAAGAACGGAATTGATTTGCCCGCTTTAATCAACGCGAGGGCTTGGGTTTCCAGGCCGTCGACTCGCGCGTCGAGTAGGTCTTTGGCGCGGCGCAAGATGCGCAATTCAATCCCGAGCGCGTCGGGCGGCAACTCGACAGGCGCGGCGTCACCCGCCACGTCGGCGGCACTGTCTGCCGCACGGGCGAGAGCCGGACATATGTGGCGGCCTTTGCAGTCGGCGCATTCCGGCCCGACTTGCGTGCGTGGCGACGGCCCCCGGGCTTCGGCCGCGGCATCGCGCAAGTCCTGCCAGTACCCGGCAAGGTCAACGGCCGTTGTCGCCCAACGCCGCACCGGCCCGACCGGGGCGTAATTGCGCGGCTGTACGACGGTCATCACGACTTGCACCTGCCGGTGGTCCAGGTGGGCAAATTCTTTGCGCCCAAGGATTAGCGCGGCGTAATTGATAAGCTGCCAATTCAGGTAGGCGTCGACAAAGCGATGGCCGCCCTTGAAGTCCCAAAGCAGCAACAGCCCAGCGGTCGGCCCGCGCCACACAAAAACCCAAAGGTCCGCCGTCCCCCAATTGTCGGGGTGGATTATGCCGGTCGGGTCCAGGCGGCTTTCAATGTGACAATCGGCCAGCGACACGCCGACTTCGGCGAGCTTGGCCAGCACGTCGGACACGTAAAGGTCGACGGCTTCGACCATTTCATCGTCAATGACGACGCCGTTGGGGGTGGCAGTCTCCCCGATCGCGCCCCGCGACGGTATGCCGTCCGCACGTAAGCACCCGGCCGCCAGCCAATGCGCCGCGTCCCCCCATTCCCGGGCGCTGGCGTGCGTGTCGGCGCCAAAGTCAGCGTACCGCGCCTCAAGGGCAGCAGAGGCGGCGCACTGGCCACCCCAGCGCGCGGCGGCGCTGGGGGGCAACGGAGCGTGTTGGGCGGCGCTCATAGGCTTAACCGATCATGGATTGCGCGAGGACGGCGGCCGTCGCGGCGTCTTGACCGCCAACAATGGCGTCAAGGTAGGTCGTCGCGGCGGGCACAAGATCGGGCCGGATACTGAGGCCCACGAGGTTTTGCAGGCCGACCGCGACCGCCGCCTCGTTGAGTTGCTCGCGCTTAAATTTGCCCGCGACAAGGCCGGGCTGCACGTACGACTCCATAAAGACCACAAACTTTGACTTGCCGGACGCGGCGGGCGGCGGGGGCGCTGGCGGGGCAACCGGGACCGGGGGCGGCGGAGGTGGCGCGAGAGTAGCCGCGACCATCGGGGCGGGGGGCGACACGGTCTTGGCGCCGCGCAGCTCGGCAACGACGGCGGCGTACGTCGCGTCGTCCAGGTTGCGCTTGCGGCGCCACGAGCCGTCGGCATTGGTGCTGCGGTTGCTGGCGTGAATGCGCGCATCCCAGGGCAGGCCGGTGGAGTCAACGGCACCCATGACTGCGCCATTGTCCGCCGCGGGCGGCATTACGACCGGCGAGGCGGACACGGCAAGAGCCTCGTGCAGCGCCGCGCTGGCGTGGGCGTTGACCGACGCAACCGGCGGCGCAAAGCCCGCGACGGCCGGGGCATCCTCGCCGTCATCATCGTCAACGTCCGCGGTACTGGCCGAGCGCGCCGACGGGTCTTGACTGAGTGAGCGCAAGAAGGCGAGCAACTCGCGCGCCTTGCGTAGGTCCGAACCGCTCGGGTCCAGGGGCAGTGTGATCGTGATAGAGGGCATAGGCTTGCATTCTCCCGAGGTTGCGGCGCGCCAGGTGCGGCGGCACCAATTAAAAAGCGCGGACATGTGCGTATAGCGCGACCGCCAGCGCCCAAAAGAACAAGGGCCAAAAGTACCCGCTATTGCGACGACGTAGTGGCGGCACCGGACGACCGGCAAAAAAGTCGGCTTCTTGCTCGGGCGTCAAACTGCGGTCGGTGCGGGTCATGGTTTGGCCTTTGCGTTTGCTTTACGGGCGGCCTTTCTAGCGGCCTCGTATGTCATAAACCAACGGGCGCGACCGGTGTGGGTGCGAAGCACTTCAATGCCGCCAACCCATATAGGATTTCGCCGGATAACCCGCCAATACCGGCCGCCTTCGCAAGTGTACGTAACCCAGGGTCCCATTACCTGTTCCTCCAGGCGCGTAGGTCGCGCCGCGTTGCATATCCTTCGGCGGGGCCGACGTTGATAATCATCCCCGAGTCGTCCACATGAACCAGAAGCGGCTGGCGGCGCCAACGCAGCGCGGCAACAACTTTTGTAAGCGGGCGGAAATGGAGCACGACGGCGGTCCTTTTTAAGAGCGTAAGCATTTTTAGCACCCTATTGACCGAAGCGTCAAGAGGCCGGGGAAATAAAAGCCGCGCCGCGCGTCACAGTCTTGGTTTGCGCGCGCTCGTAAGCTTCTTGCACCGTGGCCCCTGACGTTAAATTTAAGAGCAACGACCCTTTTTTGACGTAAAGCCGCGGCCTGCCCACATCCGGCATAACGACCGTGTTGACCCGGCCGTCAGGCAATGCCGGGTGCGGCTCGTATCCAAGCCCGATTAGCAGCTCATGGCGACGGCGCGGCGGCATGCGGCGCTCAAATTTGAGGCGTTCGACTAGCTTTGTCATCGCAAGGGAACTGATAAACCCGCCGGCAAATCCGGGCGTCTCTTGCGCCACGGCCTCTAGTACCTCTTGTTCGATCGTTCCGAGCGACAGGCGCACGGCCTCGGCAGTGCTAGACGTGGCGGGCGCGCGCTGGCATTGCGTAGCGGGGTTGAGTGCGTCGGGTATCGCGTAGGACCGCAAGTATCCGTTGACGATCGCCTTGCCGGACGGGCCGCCCGCATAGGCGTTGCGCCCTTCGAACCAGTCCCAAAGGTCGGGGAAGTAGCCCCCGGTCAATCCGTCGCGGTCCATATCCTCCGCGTTTTGCTGCGCGGTGTAAAAAATCGCATAGCGCCGCGCGTCGGGGTGCGAGGGCACCGCGTCCTTATGGTTGCTAAAAAATATGAGGTTGGCGCGGTTATCGCCCGTGACTTGGTCTTGCCCTTTGCCCTGGATTTCCACCCGTAAGTTGGTCACGAGGGGCTTAAGGCCCTCCAGGACCTCGCGACGCTCCGCGGTGTAAATCTCTTCAAACACCACCAAGAGCTTGCTTGCCAACCATCCGGTGAATTTAAGGCCGTTGTCGCCTAGGTCTTTTGTATTTGGCGTGTGACTGTAGCGCTCCCCGACCGCATGCGTAAGCGCCGTCGCAAGTAGCGTCTTGCCGTTGCCTTCCGCGCCGATGATGACCGGCGCCCATTGGAATTTGCGCCCGGGGTTTTGCACGAGCGCGGCCATGTAAGCGAGAATTGCGGCGCGGTCGCTGTCAATCGGAAAGAGCTTTTCCATGTGCCGCAGGAACGGCCCGGCGTCGCCGTCAGCTTGCGGCGTGTCGATCGGCCACCACACATTTGCGAGGCGCGCGCCGCCCTCTTGGATGATGACCCCCGCCGGCAGCTCGGGGCGGAAGCAAACCGAGTCGGCTTGTGGGAACCTAAAGCATTGTGACTGAGTAAAGGCTTCGTATGCATCCCGTACGACCCGCTCGTTGGCGGGGTCCATCGGGAAAGAGTAGCCGCCAAAGACGGCGCGGAATTGATCCGGCTTTAGGAGATAGCCGCCTTCCACAAGGATGCGGTGGAGTGCCGACACATAGACGCAACCCTTAAAAAGGTTCATTTGCGCCGGGGCGGACAAGTACCGGTCGCCGCTCACAACCTTGGGGGGCGCTACGGCCGGGGTCGACGGGGGTGGGGGTACGACCGCCGGCAACGCAGTGGGCTTGTCGTGCAGCACGTCGACCTGCCGCGCTACGGCGGCTTCGATCGTGCGGGGCAGGTAGTCTGGCCGTTCCCATTTTTCACGTACGAGCTGGGATTGCAGCATAAGCCGGGCAATGCGCTCACAATCCTTGCCCGTCCAAAAAGCTAGGTGTTGGGCAAGGGCGGCGTCGGCGCGCGATTCGTCATAGTCCGCGCGGCCATGATCGTCAGGGAAAGCCGCGGCAAGCGCGGGCACGTTATTATCCCAAAGGTCCGCAAAGGAGGCTTTGCCACCAAAGACCGCACCGACGCCGCGGGACTTGAGCGCACGTCGCAGTAACTCCACATCGTCGGCCGGGCCGTTCCATTCAGCGCATGGGCCGTCACCCTCTACAATCGCGGCCGCGTCACGATGCAGATAGCGTGCGGTTATATCAGTGAGCGCGGCGGTGTGGTCGGTTGCCGCGTCGCCTAGAGCATTCCAACCCGTGAGTGCAACAAAGCGGCCCTCCGTATAAAGATCAAAAGCGAAAGCAGGGTCCGCAGACTTCTTACGCCGCGGCTCGGGGGCATGGCCGCGGCCAAAAATATGGAGCCCCTCGCCCGATAGCGACACTTCAACCGCTGCGCCGGTAAACTGCGCAAGCAATGCTAGGGCCGTATCATTCCATCCCAGCTCACGGTGCGCCGGGTCGCGTAGGCAATTGTCAAGGTCTATGAAAAATAGCCCGACCTCGCGCGTGAAGACAAAGCCGACGCCAAACGCGGGGCCAAACACTTCGGCATATGCCGCGGCCTCTTGCCACGTCAGCCAAATTGCGGGGTCCTGCGAGTCGCCCTTGCGCCCCGTGCGGTAGTCGATTGGGAATTTGTCGGTTTTGCCGGCGCGCGTCGTGCTCGGCACGGCTTGATAGACAATAAATCGCCTATAAGCCCCGAACGCAGACAATGCGGGCGGCAGTTGCCACATACCCCAGGTATCCCCGCAAGATGCTATGACCGAAGCGACGCCAACGCCCGCGCTTTAAGATCGTCCGGCGCGGCCAGGGCCGCACTGTGCCGCGCGACAAGCCCTTCCGCAACGACCTTGAACACACCGCGTTTGACGGCGAGTCGCATCACAGCGGACCGCAGTCGCACGATAGAATGGAAGTGATAGATAACCGTCGTACGGCCGCAGCCGCTCAAGCGACCAACCGCCGCAAAGGTGATTTGCGCGAAATTGTTGGCGACCGCATAAAGCAGGGCTGACTCCAAGATTTGGGCCTTACGATCGGTGGCGAGTAGGCGGGGGCGAGTCATCGGTCGCTATCCTTAAGAGCCCATTCGGCCAAAGCAAGCGCCGCGTCTTTACGACCTTCGAGATTAAATGTTGTGGGTGCTCCCGCCCTAGAATGGGGGTCATACCCGTTAAGCAGCTCGAAAGCCTTAAGCCGTAATAGCGCAATTTCGCACTGTGTGGCGGCAACGGGGCGTCTTGGTGCGGGGCGAGGCGGGTCGGGCGGCGGGGTCATCGGGCAACCTCTTGCGAGTCTGACAGTTTGGTCAATAGTAGGTCGTGCGGGGTGGGTTGTCTATCCCAACGGCAAAAACCGTCGGGTTCCCAAGTTGTGACGCGCCCGGTCCCCAGCACGCCGTAGTACGTCGGGCAGGGTATGTCGAGGCCGGACAGCGCGCTACGGATAGTGTCCTCACGCGCGCCGAGCACTACCGCTTCGTCGCCACCCCGGCTACGGTATGTGCCGCCCACGACAAGCCCCGCGTCGGGCAACGCGCCGGACCCGCCGCATTTGCCGCACGTCGCGCCCGCGGCGTTACCCGCAAGCTGCGCACCGGCACCAAGGCATGTTGGGCAAATTATAGCAGCGCGCTCCCTAACGGGTTAAGACCCAGAGAAGCAAGCCGAAAGACACCGGGCCCAATACCGCCCAAAGTCCAAACCATGCCCCAACAAACCGCGCGGTGATTTTAGACATATCGTCTCTCCTCTAAACCAAACGCTCCACCACGCACCGCGCGGTCAATGCTCCGCGGAAGCCATCCGCCTCATAGCAGGCGATCAACTCGCGGAACGTCAGCCGCTCGCCGATCGGGCTCAACGTCAGCGCGACAACGACCTCGCGCCGCGCCTCTTTGGTCAAGCGGGGCGGCTCCGCGCAAAGTGCGTGACACGGACGGCCGGCGTAATCTCGGGTGACGACAAAGGTGCTCATGTGACCGACCCCGGGAGCGGCATGCCATGCGCTTTCGCGGCATTCTTTTCGCGGATGCGGTCAAATTTTTGCCAGCACCGCGCAAGCTCTGTTTCGGCGGCGTCGTCCCCGTCCACTTCAAGCCCCGCACAAAGAGCGACCAACGTGACCGAGACGCCGCCAACTTCTTGGAAGACCACGCCGACCGGGCGCCCGTAGACGTATGCTACGAGCTTTACGGCGTCCTCTTCGGTACACCCCACGGCTTGCGCCCGCTCTAGCGACTCTTCAAGAAAGCGGTGCGCGCGTTCAATCGGGTCGCACGCGAAGCCCGTACCGAAGCATTGGACCACCCAACGCCACACTCTAGCCTGATACGTCACGCTATCCGCTCCATTAGGTCGTAGGGGTCAGGGTTATAGTCGACGCTTGCGGCGCCGTCCGCGCACCAAAAGGCCAGCACGTCGCCGCCGTCTTCAAAGAGCGCCCGGCCGCCCCAACCGTCATATTGCGCGCCGCCGGGGGCGTCGACGTGGCGATACCGCAAGCCGCGGTCAATAACCGCTATGCGGCCGCCACGCAGGCGACACACCGCGCCGGGCTCAAGTACGAGCGGGGCGGCCAGGCGTTGCGCAAAGTGGGCAGCTGCGGCGGGGGTCATAGCGTCCCCTCTCGTGTTGCAAATTGAGCGTCGCCACCAAGGGCCCGCACAAGCATGTTCCACTGCTCTTGTGCCGCCTCGCGATCATCCTTTGGTGAAAAGTGCCACTCGGCAGGCTTGCACTCCCGGCTGATAAATTGGCCAATGACCGTCCCGACGTGCTCGGGCAGAATGAGCACCGGCCGGATACCGATCAAGTCCCCGCTCTTAATGTGCGCACTCAAAACCTTGGAGTCGTTGGCGAGGCCGTAGCGCACCCACCGGCCCGTCGCGTCTTGAAACGCGCCGCAGTTATTGCGCCAAAGCCGCATCCCTTTACGGGCGGCCTCTTCGCGCAATGCGAGATAGAGGGGCGACTCGCGGGTCATGGATGTAGGCTCAAGCCCAAAGCGCATTGGTACGTAACCAAAAGTCCGCACATTTGCGCGACTTGGAACTCCAGGCGCGCCCCGGCGCTATTTTCCCACCCGCGCAAAAGGTGAATTGCGTCGCAACCCACAAGAGCCTTAAGGTCCGCGCGCATGTACGCCGCATACCCCGCGTCGGCTTCTATAGCCGAGACGTTCAATTCAAAAGGGTTGACGACTTCATACTTGCCTAGGTCCCTAAGCATTTTGGCCGCCAACGCGAAACACTCTCGCGCTGAGTCGTTACCTTTGATCGGCCCGGCGATATAGACTCTCATTTGCGCAACTCAATCGTGACAATAACAGGGACGGCCTTACCAAAAGCGGAGGCTCGGCCGTATTGAATCTCCCAATTAGCAAGATGCCGAGTCCTGAAAAGCCAGGGCGCGCCTGACCCGCTAGGGCATTGCTGGTAGGCCCCACATTGGCGCTTGATAGCCCACATTGTCTTACGCATTGTGTTCCCTCATGACTCTGTTAGCCCATTCCTGCGTGCAGTCGAATAGCACCCCGTGCAATTCCGACGCACCCCATAACGCTCGCAACGCCGCTATTTCCCAGCACCCCGCGGCATAGGCGGCAGGGTCGTCGCTCATTTGGTAAAACCAATCGGCGCGGGCAAGAGCAGCGGCGTAGGCGTCAAAGTCCATGCCCCGGTTATCTCCCGTCTTGACCGGAGTGTCAATAGCGTTTATAGAAGCCCCATGGCTGACGTTTGGACCGATGAAAAATTAAAGCAGCTTAAAGTGCTGGCCGCCGAAGGGTTGTCCGCCTTGCAAATTGCTCACGCGCTCGGGGATACCTCCCGTAGCGCCATAATCGGCAAAATTCACCGCCTCAAAGGGACCGACGGGGCGCCCACTCTCGCGCAACAGCCGGGATCCTCACAAAACCGAGCGCCGCGAGTCGCTGGCGGTATCTCCCGCAAGCCCCGCCCCGCTATACTCCGCCAGCAAGAAGCCGAACCGCCCGTGTCGTCGGTTACGGGCGCACACACCACCCTTGAGACCCTCCAGGCCAATCAATGCCGCTGGCCGATCGGCGACCCGCTTACACCGGACTTCTGCTATTGTGGCCACGCCACCCACCAAAACTATCCATATTGCGAGGCGCACGCCGCCCGCGCGTACCAACCGAGGGACAAAAAATGAGCAACTATGGAGCTACCATCGCGACGGGGCTTTGCGCGCTTTTTTGGTTGGCGGTGGGTGCGGCCCTTTGGGTGTGGTTATGACTAAGCGCCGCACCGTCTCGGGCACCGTCTTTGCGTGCGATTGCGCCGACTGCCGCGCGACGCATCCCACGGCCACCCACAACACCGCGAAGGCGTGGACCGAGGCGCGCGCCGCCGGGTGGACGCACTTCCGCGCCGATGGCAGCAACACCTACCTGCATTTTTGCCATTGGATACATCGCGCGTCGTACCTTAAGGCTCACGCCGCGACGACGCCCGCAAGGGACCGATCGGCCAATGCGCGCGTGGCGCACACTTAGAAGGAGCACGGGCATGTATCAATTAAAAGCGGGCGAATATACCAAGGGCGGCAAGCTCTACGGTTGGACCGGCAAAACCTGCCCCGATTGCAGCGGCACGGGCGAAGGGTTGGGCCGGCGTACTTTATGCGCCGGATGCGGTGGCACCGGCGAAGAACACGCGGAAATGCCCGTGCAACCGACGGACTTACCCCCCGATACCGATTAGCGGCGCTAAGTAGCGGCGACGACGCCCGCCGTCGACAAGTCCCCCGCGACCCGACTGCAAAGCTCCCCAGCCTCACGCGCACCCAGCGTTTGAGCGGTCGCCACGTCGACGCCAAACCGGAACCAAAAGCGCCGTTGCGCCTCCCGGTCGTCCTCGCCCTCACGCCGCCGCCAGCCGCCCCAAAGCGCGATCGTGGCGCGCAAGGTCGCTTGGGCTTGCTGCCGCTCTAGGTGGCGCCGCTCGCATGATATGCGCGCCGGGCCGTCCAGGTGCCCGGGCACGCGCGCCGGGCCGTCAATGTGCGCGACCTCGCCACGTAGAGCCGCCAGCGCCGCGCCGTCCAGCAACACTAAGTCCCCCTCGACTTGCTCGGGCGAGGCGCGGCCGGCAGGTTCGGGAGCCTCCGCGCCGCAATAGGGGCACGTCAGCCGCGTGCGGGCATAGGGCGCCGTGCAGGCCGTGCAAGCGCGCATCGGCACGCCGTCGGCCGGCAGGTGCGGCCCGCGCCTCTCGCGCCGGTCTAGGCTGTAATGCCGCGGGCAGTCTGGCGGGCCCCCATGGCGCATCGTGTTGCCCGCGTGGTCCAGGATAAGCCCATACGCTTTACCCTCCAGGAGCCGCAGCGCGCGACAAAATTGCTGCTCGTAAAGTGGGTAGCTGGCGGTTGGCCGCGCGAGGCTCACAACCTCCAGGGCCGGGAAGTCGGTCCCCTCGCCAAATAGATCGACGTTGATAACGACAAGTACCTCGCGCCGCTCATATCGCCGCATGACCGCCGCGCGCGCCGTCGGGTGCGTTAGGTGCGTGATGACTTCGGCGGGCACCCCAGCGGCTTGAAACCCGGCCAGGAGTTGCGTCGCGTGGTCAACGTCGACCGCAAAGACCATGCCGAGCTTGCCGGCGGCGTACCGCAGATAGTGGGAAACCACGTCGCCGGTAATGTGCGAGCCGCGCACTGCCGCGGATACCGCGGCCTGCTTAAATTCCCCGCTCTCGCCAAGGTCCGACTCGTCAAGCTTTAGGTCGGACGGCGGGCAAAGCAGCTTGTAGTCGGTCAGGTACCCCGCAGTGATAAGCTCCCGCATTCCCGGGCCGGACACCATCGCATCAAAAACCCCGTCCGCATGGCGCCCGAGGCCATAACCGTCCGCGCGCCCCGGTGTGGCGGTCCAACCTATCCCGTGGGCGTTAGGAAAAAGTGCGACGGCTTTACCCCATTTATTTTTACGCAAAAGATGATGGCAGTTGTGGACTACGATCCCGCCAGCGACATAAGTGTGGAAGTCTTCAATTTCGAGATTGTAGACAAAACCCTCACCACAACCGCCGTCGGGTCGTTGAGAATTTCCAGGTTCGTAAACCTCAATACGGTCCAGCCCAATCCACCTAAGACCCCCTCTTTCTTCCGGTCCTGTTCCTTGCGCTCCCGCATTCCGTGAGAGCCCCCGTCCGCTTCGATCGCCAGCCGCAGCGTCGGATTGGCCAAGTCCACTTTGTAACTGTGCGGGATTTTCTTCCCGTCGCCTTTGCGTTTCCCCGTCCGAATCGCAAATTGCATCACGAAGCCCATGCCCCCGAAGATCGCAAAAAGCGCCGCTTCCGCTGGGGGTGGCGGCGTCCCGTTGCCGCCCTGGACGCTCGGTCGGTGCCCAATCCGCAACAGCGTTTTGCGCATCTTGTCCCGCGATTTTTTGTGGCGCATCGGGTTGTTTAGTTTCATGCGCGCCGACGCATACTTGAGGTTGGTTTTGGTTGCCGTTTCGGATGACCGCCTCGCTCGGTAGGCCGTCGAACACTCTCGACTGCAATACGCCCGCCCGGTCCTCTCGTATTGCCCCTGTCGAAAGCCGCTTAGGTCCGCGGGCTTCGGGCACATAAAGCACTTTATCGTCGGCATTTAGGCCCCCTGCGGCAACCCAGCCGCGTTGCGTGAAAATCGGGTGATTGGGGGTGCATTCTAATACGTGATGGGCTTGGGTGTAAAGCCGCACCATGTGCCGCGGCGCGGGGTTTTTGAATAATCGAACGATCCGGCGGGAGCGCAAGACGCCGAATCGTTCATCAAACGACGCGACCACGTCACCGACTCGCAGGGTTTCGATCGGCCGACCGTCAACCAACGTCCCCGCTGGAAAGCATTCGTCAGTTTGCCAAAGGGTGATTTGCTTAAACCAGGCGTCATCCGGCGCGCGTCGGGCAAGCGTGTCGACGCTGGCGACACCCACCCATGCCTGCGGGTCGTAGAAAGACCGCCCGAGCTTTTCTACATGCTGCGTGACAATGAGCCGCGCAAGGTCCGTTGCGCCTATGAGTCTGTGGCGCACGCCGTTGCGGGCGAGCGCAAGCGACATTTGGGCGACAAGGTGGTGACGGTGTGCAATGCAGATAGAGGCGCCGCGGTACGTGCGGGCCTTGTGGGCCATGATGACGGTTTTGCCGCCGCCGCACGGGAGCTTGGCAAGCACGTTGCGCGCGCCTGCGGCCCAAGCCAAGTCAATGTCGTCGGATAGGGTGGTCTGATACGGGCGGAACGTTGGTTGAGACATGCCGCCCAATACCAGCAATTGACGGTTAGGTCAACAACGGCCCGCCTAATTCCCGTTCTTCTGCACGTAGCACGGATCAGGGGTCTGGGTTGTGGACGACGCCGCGCTGAGTATCAGGCTAGAGGCATTCTCGACGGCGATACCATTGGCGACGCCCGATTTTCCTGATGCGAGCAAGTCCTTGCCAGAATAAATCTTCCAATCCCAGGAAATAAAGCCGCTGTTGCCCGCCCGTTGATAGGAGGAGACATGGACGTCCCAAGAAATATCAGTACTGGTCAGCGTGACCGTGTCAGATGGCATACTGTAGCCGCCCTGGTTCAGTCTCAGGGTAACCACAACACCAGTAGTTGTGAATGAACTGTGGCAATGCATGGAAAGCGTGTTGTAGCCGTTGGTGTATGAACCCCCCGCATACGCTTGCAGTACGCCGCCTGGGATAGGAAACGTGCAGACATCATGCGCAGCGGAGTCGCCAGTCAGTTGGCTACAGGTGACGAAATAGCTTAGGTACTGATACGATGGTGTAACGCGACCGGAGACATTTTTCGTAAAGGCGGTTTTGTTTTCACCTACGAGGCTTCCGAACCTCCAAGTTTCGCAGTAGCTCGGCATATCGGAATCGCGCAGCGTGCCCTGGTTTTCCGACATATAACCGCAGTAGGGGATTTTCGCCGTGGCGCTCAAGTCCCCAATCGACCCAAAAGCCGTTGCCGTCACATCAGAGCCCGCCCACTGCGTCGGAACCCCAGTTCCGGCCGCCATGGAAAACATCGGGGTCGGCCCGATACTGCCGGTTTTGGCGTTGATGTTGGTGAAGTAAGTACTGCACGCGCCACCTGCGTCAGCGGAATATACCGCCCGCGCCGACCCGATATTGGTGACCCGCCCAGTAACGTTTACGTCCGTCACCGCGCCGCTTACCAACCGGATGAAAGACCCGCCCGTGCTCGCGCCCTGCACTTCCGTATTCACCGTGCCGGTAATCATCTGAGAACCAGTTGAGCAGAAAATGCCGTCATCTTTCACGATGTTGTCGGCGACACTTCCGTACCCCGCCATATACGGCGCCGTGAAGTTAAGCATCAGCCCGCCAGTCCAGATGAGTTGCCCAGTAAGGTTTTGGCCGCCGATGATGTACTGGGTTGCTCCGTTGGCAGAGGACAGCCCGGCAAGATGCTGATACTGCGACCCCACCGCGCCAATCGAATAGGCCGAAGAGCTGGTCGGCGTGAAGTATAGCCACGGTATTTCGACATGCGCTTGCCGCGAGGACCCCGTATAGCTGTCAATGTACCCCAGCTGCCTAGTTCCGTCGCATGCCCCGCTTGCGGTGTGAGCTGAGCACACATGAATCGGGAGACCCTTGTAAAAATCGTTCACTGACGAGGCGGTAGACGCCAGCGTAATAGTGCTCGAAGTACCGCCCTGCGCAATCCCTACGCCGTTCGGCGCATGGTATAACGTCTGGCCCATGAACCCCCAGCGGTTTACAATCGAAGTGTCCAGGCTGGCCCGAGCGGAAAAGGTGGGATCAAATATTGTCAGGTCAGCGTCTTGAAGCGCCACTGCCACAACTAAATTGGGGTTTGTGTAGCCATCGACAAAAGTGTTATTGGCAAAGTGCATCCCAAAATTAACGCCGCCAACACCACCACCAGGAGCGGCAACCCGAAGATTGGCAACCCCCGCCGTCGAGTAGCCGAGCGCCTTCACATAGACGTTGTCCAGGGTGGTGTTGGCTTGGCCGCTAAAGTCGAGGAACATCCCCTTGTGGCCGCTCGTTAGGTTTCCGCTCAGAACAAATGGCAGCTGCAGGTTG